ATAGAAAGAAATCCGAAAGTAACAAAAAACCAATCACCAATTGAAAAGTAATCTAAAAAATCAATTTATAGCTCTAAAAAAAAGATTAATGATGTATTGGAAAAATAAAAGTTAAAGAACTATCGGTTAGTAATATGGACAGGTCAAAACTCTAACGTTTTAAGACGTTCCTTGTAAAGCTAATTCCCACTCTCGAGCAGATCAAAGGTTCTAAACCTTTAAGATGTCTCGACTTCTGGTGGGCCGTTAGAAATACTATTTCTATTAACTACGACTAATTTACATTAATTTCTACTGTCTAGTAGTCGTAATCTGGATAGTCCTCAGATTCCTGAGGATTTGGATATATGATAGACTTATTGATATGATCTATATCTAATTGTCTTTGCTGCATTATGGCAGCCATGACGTCATAATCATAGGACCAATTCCGGTTATGAGGTAAAGCTGCCTGATTGTAACGAGCTCTAATTTCCTCATATTTTTCTCTGCCTTTGAAAAAGGCAAATCTGAAAGCATTTTCAACGTTGACTGTGAATTGTGCGTCTCTAGTCAACTTTGTGTCTGTACGAACCCAATTAAAAAGCTGATAAATTATGCTTGTATTGGGGTCTGCAGTGTAAGTACCGTCGGTGTTCAAACGGTAGTGATGTTTCAAAAATTGGCTTTCTTCGAGCCTCTTAGCTCTAATTTCTGAAATTTTGTCTGCTGAGGTCAACTCAAATTTGAGGTCATTATAACCTTTAATTATGTCTTCTTGGGACACGAGGACTCTCATTTTCGGGGATAAGGCAATCTGGATGTCATCTGCTGCCTTTATTGTTTTGACGTTGTCGTGGATGAATTGAACTGTTGCCCACGCAGGATGTTTCTTACGAAGAATTCTTCTGAAAATCAATCCAACCAACATTTCATGAATCTCTGAATTTTCCATGAACGTTCCTGGGTGACCAGATAACAAGCCGCTTCTCTTGCGATAAACAACGTCTTCAAAAACTACGTTAGTATCCATGAAATCAACATTCAAACCAAAAGCAATTTTTCTAATGTCTGGTGGTGTTTCTCTTCTGCTGATGTAAGCGCGCTCAATCAACTCACATTTAACTTCTGCTGTTAAGTTCAAAAGTTTCAAACAAATTTTCTCTTCCCATGGTGACATCGAAATCATAGATACAATCCTTGAATTGTAAATGTTCTGCGATCTGGGTCCAGTGTCTTTCAGGATCTACTCCCATTGCGAAAGGTGAAGCGCCTCCGAGTTCCCAAACATTCTTCACTTGTGTGAACAAATCCGCATACAGTTTTCTGTATATGATCAAATGAATCATGTTTCCTAAACCAACTGTTCTGGTTTTCGGATTTTTGATTTTCTCTTCCGGAACAAGCTCGAACTTTCTAAACTCAAGCTTCTCATTTCTGGGAACTCTGCCATAGTTATAATAGGCTTCGTACATTCTGACATCTTCATGTACAGTTGGGTGTATCTGATAAGTTTTTGTCTCTTCGTTAAACTGGATCCATGGCTTCTTTCCAACTGTTCTTGAATCTAACTTATACGGCAAACCTGCTGATGTAGTGACATCAATCGAAGTGCTTCC